GTAGTAGTTTTGATCCGTTCTCAAGTGCTATTTTAAATACCTATTTGCTTAACTATAACTATGCAGGTGGTATGGCAACATATGACTTTTATGCAGGTTATGTTGAGTTAGCAGCAAGAATGTTCGGTGGTTATGTAACATATACATTTAACCCAGTGTCCAAAGTATTGCGTATAGTGCGTGATCCAAAAGGATCGGGTGAGCGTGTATTGATATGGGCTGATGTACAGAAGACAGAAGTAATATTACTACAAGATCCAGGTGCTGGAGTATGGATTGGTGATTTTATCTTATCACAACTAAAGATTATGATCGGTGAAGCCCGTGAGAAATTCGGAACTATCGCTGGTCCAGGTGGCGGTACTACTTTGAACGGTACTGCTATGAAAGCAGAAGGTAAAGCAGCAATGGAATTACTCATTGAAGATTTGAAGAAGTATGTAGATTTTTCACAGCCCCTGACCTGGGTCCAAGGCTAAATGAACCTGTATTTGAGTATAAGTTTAACCTAAATACTTTATATTGTCTTGTTTCTGTAATATAATAAGTACTTAGGAGCATTTCAAATATGATTTTGGGCATCACGGGGCTAATCGGATCAGGCAAAGACACCATTGCAGATTATCTTACTACACATCATGGATTCAAACGAATTAGTTTTGCTGCTAGTCTCAAAGATTCAGTAGCAGCAATCTTTGATTGGGATCGAGAATCACTAGAAGGTACAACAAAAGCCAGTAGAGCATGGCGTGAACAAAAAGACGAGTGGTGGAGTAATCGTTTAAAAATGGATATTACTCCAAGATGGATTCTACAGTACTGGGGCACAGATGTATGTCGTAACCACTTTCACAATGACATTTGGGTAGCAAGTGTAGAACATAGACTATTGAATTCCAAAGAAGATATTGTAATTACAGATTGCAGGTTTTCTAATGAAGTTGCTGCTATCAAAAATGCAGGCGGGGTAGCAATTAGAGTGCAGCGTGGCCCTAATCCCGAATGGTATGATTCTGCGATATCATATAATAGAGGTCCAAATGGGAATTTATCTTGGGCATTAAGCAAGATGAAATTAGATAATATGAAAATTCATGCTAGTGAATATAGTAGTATAGGATTAAAGTACAATTATATTATTGAAAACAACGGTACAATTGATGAGTTACATAATAAAATGTACGAGATACTCAATAGGCAATCTGAAGGTCTCCGCGCTGCCATGTAACTTCTTTTTTCTTAACCACTTCCACACAATTTAAACATATACTACGTAAATTAGTATGTTCTATATGTTCTAAATTCCCGTCAACATGAAACACTGTTATTTGTGTAATAAATAAACTCTTAAAGCCACATAAATCACATGTGGCTTTTTTCTTATAACCACTCTTAGTCCAATTGGCTTTATGTGGTTTTTGCTTCTGCTTCTTTCTACCACATTCGTCGCATATGCTTCGGTAATGTGTAACACCATCACGTTTATAGTTTATTGCTGCGTGATTCTTGTTACATGTATTACAGATTGGACGTTGATTTAACATACTATATTTAGTTGTTTCCAACCTTCAAAGGTACGGTAATCCCATCTTTTTTTCATTTATTCATAAATAATAGTATGCAATTAGGTTGTAAACCTCAAAATTTTACTAAAGGAAAAATAAAATGGCATTAACATCACCAGGCGTAGAAGTCACAATCATTGACCAAAGTCAATATTTACCAGCACCAGGCGCATCTGTACCGCTTGTAGTTTTCGCAACAGCACAGAATAAAGCAAATCCGTCCGGTACAGGTGTAGCACCTGGCACTACTGCGGCAAATGCAGGTAAATTATATCAAATCACAAGTCAAAAAGATTTGGCTGATTTCTATGGTGTACCGTTCTTCTATACAACAACTGCAGGAACACCAATCCAAGGGTACGAATTAAACGAGTACGGACTATTAGCTGCTTATTCAGCATTAGGGACTACCAATCGGGTATATACATTACGTGCTGATATTGATTTAGCATCACTAGTAGGTTCAGTTGGTCGTCCTTCAGGTGACCCATTAAATGGTGCATATTGGTTAGATACTACTACCACTACATGGGGTATCTTCCAGTTTAATGCAACAACCGGACAATTTACATCAGTAACTCCAATTGTTATAACAGATCAGGCATATTTAACTTCCGGTACCCCTATTAATAGTTTAGGTAATATTGGTGATTATGCAATTAATGCTACTGTTCAAGCTGATGACGGATATCAACAATATTATTACAAAACTAGTGCTAATACTTGGACAGTATTGGGAAGCACTACTTGGCAAAGTGAATGGCCAACTGTTCAAGGTACAAATTCTAACCCTACACTAACTGCCGGTGACACTTTAATTATTAATTTAAGTGGGGTGTGGTCTACTACAATTACAGTTCCTGTATCCCCTAATAATAATGTTACAGGTGTTCAAAATGTTATCAATACACTGGGATACGCCTTTGTTACTGCAAGCGTAGTATCAGGTAAATTAGTCATATTGTCCACTCAACCCTCAACTACTGGTAATCAATATCTTGGAATTTCTGGTACCGGAACAGTGTTAGCTGATATAGGTCTAACTGCACAAAATTACTATCAACCTCAAGTTGTATATGGTACTTCAGCAGAAATGCCGTTGTGGTCAAGTAGTCAAACATATCCACATCCAACTGGCTCAGTATGGATTAAAGCTAGCAGTGCAGGTCTTGGCTTGACCCCGGTTGTTTCTGAATATAATTCAGTTACTGGTTCTTTTGTTGCAAAAAATGTAACATTGGCTACTAGTAACTGGGAAGCAGATGCAACTATTGACGCTACCGGTGGAAAAGCTATTCCGGTAGGTACTGTCTACGCACAATATGATGCTGACGCGCCTTTTAATAACAAAACAGATCCTATATATTTATGGAAAAGATCAGCAACAGGTCCAACAGTGGCAACCGGCACTGAGACAGATTTTACAATAGCGTTACCGTATACTTTGTCAACAGCAAGTATTTTTGTTCAAACTAGTATACCAAATAGTGATCAATTGTCAAGTCAATATACTGTTACTATTCCTGATGATTGCACTCCGTTGCAATTTGTAACTGCTTGGTTAGCTACTGCTATTCCTTATACAACTGCATTGCTAACTACTGACGGTGCTGTTCAATTAGTGCATACCCAAGGTGGCGAAATTATAATGAATGATTTTATATTAACAGCTGGAGCTAATCAAGGGTTTTCTGCTACTATACTATCACAAGCTGGATTTGTTGAGCAAGATACTCCGTTTGTCCAATACGGTGGGGCATTATCAAGCTCCGTTACAAATTTTTCTGGTATAGCTACTACTGGTGGAAGTGGATCAGGATTGACTATACAAGCAGCTATTCAAAGTCACGGTATATATTCTCTAACAGGGACCGGCGTAACTGCCGGTGGAACATCATATGCAGTAGGTAATACTATAACTGTTAGTGGAGCATTACTAGGCGGGGCAGCTACTACAAATAATTTAGTATTAGAAGTTGTTTCAGTGAGTGGCGGGGTTGTTACAGCACTTACTGTAGTCAGTGGCACGGCTGTCACACTATTATCTACTCAAGTTAGTAACTGGGTTCCATTAGTGTTTACTGCAAATGAAGGTGCTCCGGTAGCAGCTCCATCTAATGGTACAAATTGGTTCTGGAGTGTGATAGATCAAGTTGATATTATGGTTCAATCTGGTGGACAGTGGAATGGTTATCGCAACATAAATTACGATACTACCGGTTTCCCAACCCCAACCGGCACTAATGCAACTGATCCAAACGGTCCTATAATTTCTGCAACTGCACCAACAACTCAAAGTGATGGTTCAACTGCATTAGCATACGGTGACTTGTGGATTGATACAAGTGATTTGGAAATATATCCAATTATCAGTCGTTGGGAATATGATACTGTGAGCTTGACAGATATGTGGGTATTGTTAGACAACGCCGATCAAACAAGCAGTAAGGGTGTGGTATTTGCTGATGCACGTTGGGCAACTAATGACAACACCAATGTAGTTGATGATCCTATCCCAAGTATCGTTAGCTTATTGTCTAGTGATTACTTAGACCTAGATGCTCCTGATGCAGCATTATACCCAACAGGTATGCTATTGTTTAACACACGCCGTTCAGGTTACAATGTTAAATCATATCAAGCAAATTACTTTACTAGTGTTAATTTTCCTGATCAAACTTTGCCAACGCAAACAGCTACATGGCTAAGTGAAAGCGGGTTGCAATCAAACGGTGCTCCATATATGGGTCGCCAAGCACAACGTAATATGGTTGTACAATCACTACGTTCAACAATGGATACTAACTATGACATTCGTGATGAAGATAACTTCTTCAACTTGATGGCCACCCCTGGTTATCCAGAACTACAACCTAACATGGTTGTATTGAATGCTGATCGCGGAGATACAAGTTATATCATAGGTGATACCCCAATGAGATTGCCATCCGACGCTACAGCAATTCAAGCATGGGCAACTAACGCCGCAGGTGCCACAAGCACAGGTGAAGCAGGTTGTGTAACTCGTAATACATACTTAGGGTTGTTCTATCCAAGTGGTATCACAAGTGATCTAAGTGGTAACTTAGTTGCAGTCCCCCCAAGTCATATGATGTTACGTACATTTATCAGAAATGATACAATCGCTTTTCCTTGGTTAGCAGCAGCAGGTACCCGTAGAGGTAATATTGACAATGCTACAAACATTGGATATATTGACAGTGCAACTGGTGAATTTATAACTACTAAGACACGCCTTGGTATTCGTGATGTGTTGTATATTAACTTTATCAATCCATTGGTATTCTTTACTGGTATTGGTTTGTTGAATTATGGTAATAAGACAAGTTTCAATAGTTCTAGTGCATTAGATAGAACTAACGTTGCACGACTAATTGCTTATGTACGTAGACAATTAACATTAGCAGCAAGACCGTTTGTATTTGAACCTAACGATGCATTGACAAGACAGCAAATTCAAGGTGTTATTCAAACATTAATGCTTGATTTGAAGGCAAAACGCGGAATCTATGATTATCTTGTTATATGTGATGAAAGCAATAACACACCGGCAAGAATTGATAGAAATGAACTTTGGGTAGACGTTGCACTTGAACCAGTCAAGGCAGCTGAATTTATCTACATCCCGGTTCGTGTGTTAAACACAGGTGAGTTATCATCATTAAATTAAACTAAAATAACCCCTTCGGGGGTTATAAGTTTATTTAAGATAAATAAGATTAATAGGAGAAATATAAAATGGCAACAGCCTCACAATCATTGTTCAACATGACAGTAGCATCTGATAATGCCGGTGGCAATCAGGGCTTGTTAATGCCAAAACTACAGTTCAGATTCAGAGTTAACTTTTTGAATTTTGGAACAAATACAAGTACAATTGAATTAACAAAACAAGTTATTGATTGTTCTAGACCAAATGTTCAATTTACTGAAATTACATTACCAATTTACAACTCAACAATGTATTTGGCAGGCAAACATGCTTGGCAAACATTATCTGTCAACATTCGTGATGATGCTTCAAACAGTGTGACAAAATTAGTTGGTCAACAATTACAAAAACAAATGGACTTTGTTGAACAAGCTAGTGCTGCATCTGGGCAAGACTACAAGTTTCAAACAAACATTGAAATCTTAGACGGTGGAAATGGCACAACTGCGCCAATCGTATTAGAAACTTGGGAATGTTATGGTTGCTTCTTACAAACTGCTAACTACAATACATTGAACTATGGTACTAGTGATGTAGTAACCATTGCATTGACAATACGTTTTGATAACGCAATTCAATCACCAATTGGTTCAGGTGTTGGTTCTACTATTGCTCGTACACTAGGTTCAATTGCTACAGGTATTGGTGGTTCTTTATAATAAGAATCTTAACTAAATAAATCTAGCATGTCTGGATTTTTTCAAAACGTTCTCAAAGACGCTGCCGGAGCATTTTTCGGCAGCGATTTCCTTCGTGATTACACCCACGCTAGCAAAACGTTTAGACCCAATGCATATCAAAATGCACCTAAATTTAAGTTTCTATTTCATGTTTACTTCCAACTTAATCCAACTGGGTTGCCAGAAACCAATTACGGACTATTAGTTAAAACAGTAAAACTACCCAGCTTTAACTTTGATACTACTACATTAAATCAATATAATCGTCAACGTATTATTCAAACAAAAATCAAATACGATCCAATAACTATTGCGTTCCATGATGATAATGGAAATTCAATTAGAAGAATGTGGAAGGGTTATTACAATTACTACTATGCCGATGGGACAAAACCGCAAGTAGTGTTTAATGGAGCAAGAGGAGCTAATCCAACGCCACAATTAACAGGTGGCGGCGGAGTTGCAGGTGCAACTGATGCTACATATAATAGTAGAACACAATATCAACCATCTATTACAGGGAATGAGAGTTGGGGTTATCAAGGTGGTACTAGTGATCCAAGTGGTCAAAAAATACCTTTCTTTAAAAATATAACAGTGTTTGGGTTCAACCAACATAATTTTGTAGCTTACACATTGATCAATCCTGTAATAACATCTTTCAGCCATGATACATATGACTATGCTCAGGGCAATGGAACAATGGAACATCAAATGACAGTAGATTACGAAACAGTAGTTTATAATGAAGGTGCAATAGATGGTAAGAGTCCTAGCAACATTGTTACTGGATTTGGTGACGAAGCTAACTACGATAGAACATTAAGCCCTATAGCAAGACCCGGATCAAATTCAAATATATTAGGGCAAGGTGGGTTAGTTGATGGTGTAGGTGGTACATTAGATGCATTAGCTAATGGAAATATATTAGGTGCAATTCAAGCAGCCGGTACTACATATAACACATTCAAAAATACAAATATATTAAATATTGCAAAATCAGAAGTTGTTAATGGTATAATTAATTCAGTCGGTGGAACACCAAATAGAAATGTTACTGTAGCAACTCCTGTATTCGGTGCTATTCAAAGTGCTATCGGAACTGCTGGCGCAAAATTAGCAGGGGCACAATCCTCACCACAACAAGTTGGTGCTAATCCTTACGCCGGAAAACAAGTCCCGTAAGAAAGAATAAACATGCCTCAAATTATAGATAATCGTACAACCTTAGATCAAACAGTTAGAATCTTTGATTCATTCTATGCATTTAACGCAGTGGTTAATGCAGTGGAATATGATATTGTATATTCATATTTTGTATCTGTGTGTGCTACTAAAAATATCGCAGCTAATTTCACTGCGGTGTTATTTAGAATAGCACAAGAAACACAGATACCTGTATTAGAGTTAATAGACCAAATCAAAGGTACAAAGAAGATGGAAATGAATCAAATTCTTGCTTATTATCTTAATAGTTTTAAAAGCAAAACGTCATTATATGGCATAGCCATCATACCAAAATCAAATCAACCGGTAGCACGTAATATTGTGCAATAAGTATGGCTAATTATGCACAAGGTACCTTCACTCCCAGAAATCCACAAAAATACGTAGGTAAGCATAAGCCAAAATACAGATCAGGTTGGGAATTAACGTTTATGACCTTCTGTGATACACACAAAAGTGTAACTCATTGGGCTAGTGAATCAATGTCTGTACCTTATCGTAGTCCATTAGACGGAAAGATGCATATGTATATTCCAGACTTCTTTGTTGTTTACCAAAACAAATTTGGCAAAGCAATTGCTGAAGTTGTAGAAATTAAACCCAAGAAACAAAGTCTAATTGAAAGTAGAACCGCAAGTGCAAGAGACAGAGCAGTGGTAGCAGTTAATCATGCTAAATGGCAAGCGGCTACCGCATATTGTAAAATGCAAGGTTTTGCTTTTCGTGTAATTACAGAAAATGATCTTTTTAGAAATGGGTCACGAAAGTAACTAAATACTTTTATGAACAAAAAATTAGAGGCACTTTTTGAACTTGATCAAGACGATATAGACAACTTGGCAAAACCAACCCCAGAAAACGCTCAGGAAATAACTACTGAGGCATTAGATAATCTATCAAAAATAGAACAAGCATTACCACAAGTACGTGGATTAGAAGCCGCAGATGATGAGATGGATTCATTAGCTGAAATGGCCACAAGTAGTTACAAAGACTTGATTGACCTTGGGATGCAAGTAGATAGCAGGTATGCTAGTGAGATATTCAATGTTGCTGGAACTATGCTAGGACATGCTATTACTGCAAAAACTGCTAAACTAAATAAAAAGCTAAAGATGATTGATTTGCAATTGAAAAAAGCACAACTGGATCAAAAAGAAACAAGTAGGGACAAAGAGATTGAGGCTACTCCAATAGGAGAAGGCAGAGAACTTGATAGAAACGACCTACTTAAGATGTTGGCAGCAAAATCCACTTAAAAAGATAAAT